TCGCAAGTGTGCGGTAGCACCACTAGACTTACCTACAATATAGGTTGGTACAGTTAATGTTGATGCTTGATTGAGACTAATCTCAGTATAGGGTTGAATATCATATAAGGTAATATCCCACTCATTGATATCGGATGCTACAGATGAGTATGATCCAGACTCCAGCGCATAGTCATATACACGAGCTACACCGATTTCTTTACCAGCAACGGTAGTACTTGTTACACCAATTCTAGAATCTCTAAGACTAATATTTGATGATGTACTAAAACCAATTCTAGGGGCACCAAAAGTTCGATTAAGAGTTAAAGTAGGTCCAGTAAAGTAATTGACTGCCTGTTCTTTTAATGTTTTAATAGATCTAGTTTTAGGGAAATCTAGATAATGAACTGTACCCGAATCTACCTCAAAACCACGAATAAATGCTTTACCTGGGGAGATCTTGTATGTTCCTAAATCAGCACTAGGAATATTACTATTATACGTTAACTGCTCTTTTGAGAAGATACCATTATTACCTTTACGATCATCAAGAGACTCTCTAGAATGAATAGAAAATGGTTTTACATAGAAGTCGCCAGACTGATCATAGGTTCTCCTTGCAAGCTCTTCTGCTATCTCATTATATTGTGATCTATCTTGTATATGCTGTAAATCACCATCTCTAATCAGCATTAACTGAACAAAGTTCTCACTTTTATCAGACTCTAAAGGTTTCTTTGCAAGTACAGCACTTATTTTAAGTCTATCCGCACCTGGTGCAGCATAATTGTTAAAACCCTTTGCGTTATCTGTAAGAGTATTATCTTGATTTGCTGAGATTACTTCCTCAAAAATTTCAAGACCAATCCTATACGATGGATCCGATTTATGAGCATCTAGAATTAAAGTTTGTGAAGGAACCTTTACAAACGTTCCCCGAAGAAAATATACACCTTCTGTCAAAAATACTGCAGAACCAATAGAAGTTGAATTAATTGGGGCAGTATTTGCAAATCCCTGACCACTCTGGAAGTTTACAATAGAAGTGGAAAGATTATCCTCTAAAAGGAGAGTCTCGTCATCGTCAAAAATATCTTTACCTTCATTACCTGCACCAACATAACTTACAAAGAAAGTATAATAACCCCGTTCGGATGATTCAATTCCATCAAAAAAGACAATTTTTGCAAGTACATTGGAGTTTTGACCTCTAATGTATACATTTACTAGATCATCTGCGTAGTTATCAATAGGAATACCAAGATACTCTGGTTCCACCTCTACAGCAAAGAGTGTATTGTTATAGTTAATTTGTCCTGGTATGACAATAGAACCCTCTTTAAATAAGTGGGTTCCAACCTGTTCAACTTGATCTTGAAGAACTGCTTGAAGTGAAGTTAACTCTCTGGCCTGAACTGGCAGACCTGGTTTAAATAATACTCTGTAGTAATTCTTTTCTGCATCAAAATCATCAAAATAAGGAGATACATTGAGATTAGTTTCTTGTGGCATAATCCTTTAGAATTGCAAAATAACTTTGATATCTTCTCTTTGATTTACCGACCTAGTAATGGAAGGTCTATTATCAATATAAAGTATGGTTCCAGAATATTTTTCTGCTTCTGGATCTGCGACGCCCTTAATATAAGTTTGTCCCAGGTAGTATGTTCTATTATTTATCACTGTACTAATACCTGGATTTGTGTCTGTTCCAAATCCCTCATCAATGAATAATTCCTTACTTCCACCAACAATTTTTAATGAACCTCCTCCCTGGAGAGTGGTAGTAAATAAATTTTGATCATAACCAAATTCAGGATTTGATTTTTGAGTCCCATCAGTATTGAATCCGACAAGAGATCTATCTTGCCAGTACCTTAAGACACCAGTTTGAGCATCATATGAGATAACCCTGCCAGTAGCAGTAACTCCTGTACCAATTGTCTGCTTAATTAAAGAATTTGGTTCAAATGTAGTTGTTTTAAAATCATCTTGATTTGGTGATTGTCCTTTGAGGACAAGACCATATAATGCGCTTGCTCTATCATCAGACAAGACTGCATTTGATTTAAATCCCTTTGGATTTTCTACAATACCAATTCTTGCGATAGATGCTCCAGTAACAAAATCTGGATTTTGATCATCATTTTCAATTCTAGAGTAAATTAGAACATTAGTTGATCCAAGTTCAGAGTATATATTTGCTCCATGACCACCTGGTGGAGGAATAATTATATCAAAAATGGGTGTTGTTGATCCAGTTGGAACGTTGCCAGCAACCAAGTCAACACTACCATATGTATATCCAGAACCACCATTAGATACGGTAATTGATTCTACTTTTGAATCATTATTGACGACAATAGTGCATTCTGCATTATTACCATCTCCTTTAATTGGGACTCTAGAATAGGTAGAGTTTGGAGGACCAACAAGGAAACCTCTATTTCTAACAGTGACAGTTTTTAACTGTCCACTTGTAACTGCATTAGTTCTAACCGTAGAGTAATCTGTATTAGTCTCCCAATCAACAGGAAGTGGAATAAAGTTTAGAGAGTCAAATTTAATTACATCACTAGGACTAATCGTGTAAAGATACTTCCAAATATATCCATCACCACTAGTACCAGCAGATCTTGGTTCTAAATCGGTAAACTTTGGTTCATCTAGAGAAGGTTTTCCATTAGGATTCTCTGGATCAATTCCATTATTTAAACAAATATATACTCGGAACTCACTATTTAAAATATAATAGTTCGACGCATATAGACTTGTTTTGTTTGATGGTTTTGATAAGTTATTACGATTTACATCATGACGATACATATCGTAAATGGTTGCAGATGCCCACTGAATCTTTCTTACGACTGGTCTGATATCATCGGCAGAAATCTTTTTGAGTGCCACCATAGTATCCCAATATGTATTGGAATCGTCAAAGCAATCTCTTGGGGAGGGTGGAGTTGTATCCCATGATGAAGCAACTTCTGAGGCATTAGGTAGTCCAATAAACGTATAATACGAGTTATTGGCGTCTCTAATTTTCTCAATAAAGTTCCTAGCGTTATTAACTCTCAATAAATCAGTTATAATTGCTGCCATTTTTGGAAGAACTTTTTCTATAATCTATTTATTAGGAAATATAACCGAGATATTTGAGTGGATTTTTACGTCTCAATATTGGATTGGTTGTAATACCAGATTGAGACCCATTATGTGCCACACCCCAGTTCTTAGGTCCAATCCTTACGGGAAGACCAACTTTACCCCATGTGTAGTATCCATAGAGTGCAGTTGTAGCAACACCAACTACGTTATTTGATCCAGCACTTTGTAGAGACACAACAACTGATGTTACTGTTGTTCCAAAACCAACAGTTGTTCCAAGTCCATTCAGACCTGCAGGAATTACGGATTGTTTTGTATAGTAGTCAATACATTCATAAGTCATGTCACCATGAAGTGTTGATATTCCAATTACAGAACCATCAGCACTAAGAGAAGTTTGACCAGCACTTACAAAGTTAGTTTGTTTAAGGTTAAATAAATCTCCAGTTGTAATTCCAGGGAGAGTTATATTTAATCCACGCCTCATATCAGAATCCATTGGGATATATAAGTCAAAGACTACTCCCATACTGGTTCCTGCACCAATAGCAGTTGTACCAACACCGACGACTAATCCATAGTCACCCTCATATGTTACAAATCGACATTCCTCAAGACCTCTATCTGGTGTAGCAATCAGTACTGGAGGTGGATCAATTGATGTGATAGTAAATTTAATTGGAGAAGAAAGTGCAAACTTCCTAGATGTTGTTGCAAGACCCACATTATCATAGGTATCAACAATCAAAGTTTCCCCAACTTGATAATTTGCACCACCTTCTATTACAGTAACTGCAGCAACTTCAAAATTGATTGTGCTAATTTCAATGTCAGCAACAGCACCCACACCCACACCAGATGTACTCTTAAGTTTTGCTCCTTTGAATACATTATTAGAACCATTAATTGGTGGGAATCCAGCACCCTGTTGCTGAACTGTCATAGAATCAAGAGGACCGTAATAGTAATTTGACCCACCAGCACCTACTGATATTGAGATTAAAGATCCACCAGCACCAACAACTGCTCCACCAGTTGCTTGGGTACCACCTGGATATGGAGATGCAATAGTTACTTCAGGTGCAGACGTATAACCATATCCTGGATTTGTGAGAATAATATTTGCAATAGATCCACCAGCACCAACAACTGCTCTTGCAGTTGCAGTTATTACATTATCTTGAGATATAATCTCTACCTCAGACCTTTCATCTGTGGCGATTCCTTCAAATGGATTATCAAATAATGGTCTAACATCATACACATATACTGAACTATCTCCGACACCAATATTACTAATAATATTTGTGTTTGGATTAACTATTGGTTCATAGTAAACTCTATCCTTACCAATGTAAACATTATCAATAATTTTATCAACTTGTTGCTTAGACCAAGAAAGTGGTCTCTCAAATAGTTCATCTAGCGTTACACCTTGACCAGCATAGTTATTTGTAATAACTTTATCTGCTGCCTTAATGTCCATTACGAGTCTAGGGTCTTCGATAAATGTAGCATCTTGGTTACTATAAAGTTGAACCTCATCGCCAACTTTAACACTAGGAAGAACATCCACTGTACGAACGTCAATATCTTGAGTACCAGTGTACATAAAGATTTTTGCTTTATCACCTTCTGTTGTAAATCCAGCAATACCACCTTTAGGTGCTTCTGTGAATCTAATGGTGCTACCACCAGTAAACTGATAACCTTCTCCAGGAGTCTGGAGAATGTCGTTAACAAATACCAGAAGATTAGATTGGAGGTTAATACCAGAGTTTGATTTTGCGAAGAATGAAATGCTTTCTCCGTTTACAGATAGTGGAAATAGTCTTCTTGCCCCGTTAAAGAATAAATCAACTTTGTCAAGAACGATAAACTCACCAACGTTCCATCCAGAGAATTTGGATGCAAATATTCTATCTACAGTTAATTCAAACTGAGAGTATGAACCAACACCAACAAATGTATGTTGATATTGTAAACTTGCTGGTGATGGACCAGCAAATACTGTGATACTGTCAGAAGTAAAGGAGGTAATACCTACCGACTTACCATAGATGTTTGTATCCTTATTTGCTCTGGGATATGCTTCAATGCTACGATAATTATCAAGAGAGCACTTGAACAACAGTGACTCATTGGCAAGTCGAATACTATTTGCAGTTGTTAAACTATGAGTTCCAATAGTGAGAACTGAAAGACCTGTCGCAGGATCATAAGTAGCATCCGTAACTGGATACTTAACAAGAGTACTAATACCAACAAATAAAGTGATTGTATTTGTTGTAGTAGTTGTAATACCAGTTACAATACCCGCAATTGGATCTGTTGGTTTTGGGTAATAAAGTATAGTTTGATTACCATCACTGCCACAAGTAAACGCAATTGTACTTGTTCCAATACCAACAGTGTTTGACGTTGTGTATGAGTGACCTGGAATGGTCAGAACAAGTTCTCCAGTAGAACCCGAATAAGTTGCCGTAGTTGGAGTAGTTGTTCCAATACCAGTTACATTTACGCTTCCTTCTTCTGCACTTACGAATGTATGTGGATAATCACCACCAGCAACAACAGGAAGAATAGCATTGGAGGTCTTTGTAGCAAATGTTTGAACTCCAACAGTTCCTCCAATCGCAACAGTCAATTTCTCGCCAGAACCATACCCGTATCCAAACTTATTAACTTCAAAGTTTAGAATTGTACTATCAAAACTTGGAACAAGATCAACAGTTGCTCCAGTACCAAATCCCACATTGTCTTGTGAATAAATTAGGTCAATATTATCAAGTGGTAATGGTGGATCAATTAGAACATCAAGAGGAACTCTAACTTCACCACATCTCTTGTATGCATGGGTATATGGAGATATGCCAGAATCAATGATGAATGAGAATTCATCAACAATTTTAATAATAGTTGTTCCATTTGCAGCAGGATCTTGACCCGTTGGTGAGTTATTAATTTGTCTAGGTGCTATAATAACCTCTTCGACAATACCGCCAGAACTGTAGAAAGTTGGGACGGTACTTACACCAACATTTACTTCAAATTCATTAATACTATTAATTCTGGTAACTTGTGTACCACAATAAGTTGGATCGCTGACTCTTGGATAAGTATGAATTCCAACTCCTAGATCACAAGTAAATCCAAGTCCAGTAAGAGCAGTATCAGTGCCAATTTTAAGTTTATGTCCAAAGGTTAATGTTCCCCCACTTACGTAAGAATGAGGAATAGTAGAAATTCCTGCATCAAATGTAAGTGTGTACCAATTTGGTGAAGAAGAAATACTAAATGTGTCCCCAGTAGGAGAGTTTTGAGCATTTCCTGGGAATATATTTGTTGTAATACCAGTTTGGACAATACCACCAGACACATATGCATGGGAGATTGAAGATATACCAACACTTACCGTAAATGAAGTTGTTGTTCCAACGCTATTGACGTTGAAGAAATATCCTTGAGATCCATCTGGGAACTTGGTTGTAGTAAGTCCAGCGGTTACCTGACCAGCATCATTCTCAACATAAGAGTGTTGAATAGTTGATATACCAACGTTCAATTCAAATTTATCGGATGCTATTACGTTAGTAACCGTATATGTGTATCCTTGAGTTCCATCGGGGAAGATGCTAGTGGTAACACCAGAACCTCCTGGGCAAGAGAACTGAAGATTGTCTAGTCTAATATCACTACCAATTCCTATAATACCAGTAATGGGTTGAGAAGTAGTAACTGTAGACAAACCAGTAGCATTGTCATACGTGAACTGGGTAACCGTAAATGTCTGACCATAACCAGTTGCTCCCCCAACATTACAACTAAAAATAAGTTCTCTCATCTTAAAGTCGTCAGATGCACTCAAACCATGATCTGTTGTGGTAAATACTGTTGCTAATCCAGTCGTATTATCATATACAAAATCATAAACTCCAAAAGTTTGACCATAACCAACGCATGATAATCCCAATCCAGCAAGACTAAAACTTCTTCCGATAGCAGTCATCGGAACAATCTTCATTGGTTCCAATGTTGTAATTGTTGCAAGACCAGTAATATTATCGTAAGTGAAATCGCTTACTGTAAATGTAGACGTTCCAGTACTAACTGTCATAATACCAGTTGTATTGTCATACAGGGCGTTTGTAACGTCCACTGGTGGGTAGTAATCACAGGTGAATGCTGCACCTACAACTTGGACTTCATTGCCCAACTGCAAGTGATGTTTGGTTAAAGTTGTAACCGTTGTTATACCAGTTACAGAACTATATCCAATATTAGTTATTTCTCTAGGTTCATAGAAGACTTTAGTGCTCGTAATAGCAACACCAACAACATGACCATCAACAATAGTTGCAATACCAACATTAGTGATATTTGCTGCACCAAAACTTGCAGTTTGAATACCTACAGATACAGTTTGTAAACCAGATCTATAACCAGCACCAGAATTACCAATTGAAATGCTTTCAATTGTTCCTGTTGAAGATACTAAAGCAGTTGCACCAGCACCAATTAGGGGTTGGAATCCATATCCCTCCTTAGAGGCAACACTAACAATGACTCCACCTTTTGGGATATTATTTACATTAATATCACTATGATTTTCTAGATCAGTAACTTCACCATTAAATCCAAGTTCTAATGCACCACCACCAGCTTCTAATTTGTAATCACCTACAATATTAGTAAGAACGTTACCAAGTCTTTGAGGACCTTGGAATATATCATCAATTAGAATGATTGTATTCTTTGCAGAAACATTATCAATATCGTTCCCTCTATATTTTAATGTAAATGATGTGGTTAGTCCGTTGAATTCGTTAGAAATATCATCATATACAAAGTTATTATCATATGCAGGTAAGAAACTTGTAGTGAATGCTTGACTAAGTGCGGATCTTAAGAAGATACGACCACTAAATCGAGAACTAGTAGTAAGTCCAGCGTAATCAACATCATTAGCATTTTGTGCCGTTGTTCCTAAACCTACAGGTATATTGCCCCACGGACCTTCAATAAAGTGAAGACTATTTCTGACAACACTATAGTTACCCGACTGTCTAGTCATAACATCAGAAGAACTATGAGATGCCTCAGTGCTTCCCATCCATGCTCTTCTAACTGTGAAGGTATTGCTAATATTATCAGATGCGGCAACAAGCATTACCTCATCATTTACTCTAAGAAGATCTCCACTAAAGATTGAGGTAACTCCAACAACATTGATTGTGGTTGATCCAATACCAACGCCTGCACTTAAAGCCGTAGTGACAGCAGTTCCCACCATTGGGGATTGAATAGTTCCATTAACCGTAATTAAGAGTCTATTGTTAGGTTCAATTGCTCTAAAGATGTGTGTAGATCCTATACCTACACCAGTTAAACCAACACCAATGGGGTTAAAAAGAAGTGAATTTGTTGCTGAAATGGAAACCCTGATCTTCTGATTATCTTGTTTAATAACAAAGAATTGTGATGGTAATAATGTTGTGGTTCCAATTCCAACACCAAAGTCAGTTTCTTGAATTTGAATTGAATTTGCTTTATTATTTCCTGGGGGAATATATTCAATAAGTTCCCCACTTACAAAGTAGTGATTTTTAACATTAATTGTTCCTTCTCCAACACCAATAAGAGAAGAGTCACTACCATTAAATTCAATTTCAAAAATAGGATTATTGTCGGAAAATAACTCAAATCCCCTCTGTTGACCATTAAATTGATCACTAAAGTCATCAATTGCCAAAACTCTATTACCAATAAACTCTTGATATTTTGCAAGGAAAGGTAAGTTGAATAGTATCTCATTAGATACTAATTTTCCACTAACATCGATACTTTTTTCTCGTCCAATATCAAAGTCTTTAATAGTGTTGACATCTACAATATTTGTTAAGTCTGAAATTGCAATAACAGTGTTTAAATCTTGAGAAGTTTGAATACCTGATATAGTTGGATCATAAGAATCAATCACTAACTCACTAAATTTTTTAAATCCTGCGGTGTGATTAAGATTACTTACAATTGGATTCCACTTATCAAATGTGATTGAAGATCTAACTGAGTATGAGAAATACTGATAATAATCATTATCATGAATTCTCTGGAAGAATCTATTCAGTTTACCAGTATCCCTTAACCAACCTTTCCTAGTAACACTATTAGAATCAATTTTATACTTGGCACTAATACCATCAACCGTAGATATAAGACCTTTGTTTTGGGATGATTGACCAATGACTAGTCCATCAATACTAAATGGTATCTTAGACCTTACTCTTAGATACTCATTTTTAAGGTCATATGATTGAACAACTCCAACATTATCATTCTCATCAATAATAACCTCACCAGTTCTAAATGAATCTTTTTCCAATTCAATACTAAATTGGGGAAAGTATGATTCTGGAGTTACAGTACCAAAGGAATCAAAACTATCAAAGTTACCTGGGGATTGACCTGGCTTCAGATAATCTGCTAGACTATATGTGATTGTTGGATTATCTCCAGTTAGGTCTGGATCTACTGCCGTTAAAACAAATAGAGAATATCCATAATCTGCAGAATTGTATCCCACGGGTTTGGATACTAGGGTATCAGTATTTGTATTCTCAACTATTACTTTATCCCCAACTTTGAAAGGATAAGTTTCAGCACTTGAAAATGTAACTGCCAATCCAATTGTGACTACTTTACTACTACTATCAAAATTAATATCTTGAATTCTAACTCCATTTGGATTATTAACTGGAAGAATTCTTGGAGTTACATTATAAAGACCTGTGGTATTTCTTACAATTTTTACCTCAGTATCGCCAATATTATAAGTAAGAGAAACTTCACTATTGACTCTTCCAGTAAATCCATCAAGAACAACTAATTGTGGGGGTATAAAATAATTGACACCTGGATTACCAATAGTAATAGATTTGAACTTAGATAACGGTTCAATCTTGTAAGTATATGGGAACTGTGCAATCGGACGCAATGTCTTATCTGGTGGATAATCGAATCCAATATCAGTCAGAACAACAGAGTTTACTTTACCAGCTGTAGTACTAACAGGTAAGAAGATTGCACCTGTTCCACCAGCACTAACAATCTTACTAACATTTGGTAAACTTTTATATCCACGTCCAATAGAGTCTAATACTACTTTATCAACAGGACCAATGGCATTTAGTGAAGTTGTACTATATGACAACTCTGCCTCATTACTTGGATAAAGAGTTCTCTCTGGAGTTTCTCTGAGAGTATAGTTAAAGGTATTAGATGTTATACCAGTGATATTTGTATTAAGATTATACTTACTAGAAATAATTGATAATTTATTAGAGTTTTTAATATTAAAATTATCTCTAATGAGTCCCAATTTGTCTTCAGATGCTCCATTATATTCAATAGGAATCAAATTATAGAAGAGATTATTAGGAACAGAATCACTAATAATTAACTCTAGTTTTCCACCTGGTTGTCCAATAATACCTGACGTTTTTACACTAAATGAGTTTACGTTTGTGGGAGCGGAACCACCAAGGAAGTCAAAAGTCTGAACTATTTTCTCACCATAGTAAAACTCATTAGTTAATTCTTCATTAGAGAATAATGAAAATGTGAACGCAGGCAATGAATTTGCAAGAAGAGTTTGGTCCGATAGATCAAAAATAAGTGTAGAATCCCTAACTCCACTTAATTCTGGGTTAATTAAACTCAAACTACCAAAAGACTGTGTACCAAGATCGATAATCTCAACGTCTTCATTTGAGGAGATTACTTCATAATAGTAATTTGATAAGCAGATTGTATTATCATCAAGTTTAATTGCATAATAGATCGAGGAGTTGGTTAATCCTTGAGGGGGAGATGATGAGTTGAAGATAACTTTCTCACCGTTTTTGAATCCATGATTCGTAATATTGATGCTATTTCTTATGATATCAACATCGGAATCAATAAAACTTTTTGGGTTGACAACCATACGACGATTGATATCATCATACGCAATTCTTATTGATGTCTGGATACCAGAAGTTACATTAATAATAGTATTATCCCCATCAATCAAACCATGAGGAATCTTTGTTGTAACTGTCGCAGACTTTTTATATACATCAGCAGTAATAGTTAGATCTTCATTTGTAGTAAAACTATGAATCTCTCCCCCACCATAATCACTAAAAGTATATAATGCTAATGCTTCAGATCCAACACCAACAAATCCGCCAGTGGATCCAATACCAACCTTTGCTGTAGAAATTCCAATGGAGTTGGCATCATATGCAGCAATATATAACTTTTCATTATTCACTAAAGACTTGGTAGTTCCTGCAATTCCTACACTAAATGCTGATCCACCAGCACCAACATTATATGTGAGAAGATCATTAGTTTTAAATCCATGATTTGGAAGAAAAATTGTATTTAATCTTGGAGTAATAAGAGATTCTTGAGATGCCCCAGGATTACTAAGATAAAGAAGTCCAGATTCGTTATCAGTTCTTACGACTGCAGATCCTTGAGTACTGTAATATGTGCTTCTAAGGGAACCTTGTTCTACTTGAGCACCCCAGACATATACTGTTGGAGCACTGTTTAATGTAAGGTTTTCTGTTCCCAAAGTGCCAATTTTTACCCTATGCCCACCAGCACTGGTAGATGCAATAAAAGAGTATCTCTTCCAGTCTCTAGTTACTGTAACTTTTTGATTATGGAAGGTTAATCCATCGTCAAGAATAATATAAATTTCTTCGCCACCAGTATTTCCCCTTAAGAATACTGATACCATATAACTATCAGCAGAGAGACCTACAGATTCGTACTGAATACCGAAACCATCAGTATTACCAGTCGTAGAACCTAAAGATACTTTGGCTGCCTCTGTAGACCCGTCTGGAGCAGTTACATCGTAGAATACAACACTTCCTGTACCAACACCTACAGTATAGTAATTCCATTGAGTCGCAATACCAGCAGTTGTTGGATCAGAGTAGAGAAGAAGATTTTCTGTGGGTATAATAACAGACTCTTCTGGAGAAAAATAATATGTCCTATCTAACTTATAGTCGGTTGATGTGGAGAATCCAGTATTTACAGTTAATTTTCTAGTCTGTTCAATAATATCAGAACCAGTGGTGTGAATACCACTAGTTCCATTAATTTCTCTTTGAACTCTTACTCT